TGCGTACTCTACATCGTCAATAGTGACTTGGTTTTTCTTTATGTTTTCCATGTCATTTCCTTTCGTGGTTATTTTACAGCGTTCTCAAATGGCGTTAAATCATGCCCAGCGTAGTAGTCACCTTTAGCAATTTGAATTTCAAGGTGTTCTTTATTACGCTTAACGGTATCTGCCCAATCTTCATCAGTCATATCTTCAGGCTTGCCAGCGTTAAGTAGGTTTACGCTATCCATTGCAGCATCGTAACTGCGTTGGACTTCTTGTTCAGGTGTTAGTTCTAACATTTTATTTTCCTGCTAATTGTTGTTTAAGGGAATCTACTTCTGCTTTAAGTTCTTGGATTGAAGCAATCATTAATGGGATAAGTTCTGTATAGCGAACACCTAAGTATTCAGTATCATCACCTTCAATAACTTGCGATTTACTTATTGCTTCAGGAACAACGGATTCAACAGATTGTGCAATAACACCAACATGAGGTGTATTAGTTTCATCGTTTTTCCAAGTAAATTTAATTGGTTCAATTTTTGCAATATCAGCAAGTGCGTTTGTATAAGTGCCAGTTACATTTTTAAGTCTTGCATCTGACGAACCTGACCATGATGTAGCACCCCAAGACATATAAGTGCCAGCACCATTTTGATTGTAAATTCTAAAATCAGGAGTGCTTGTCGTTAATGCCGCAGAATACCAATAACTACCAAAATAATTTACGTATTGAATTCTTGCTTGATTGCCATTGGTTGTTTGATTTAAAAAATATGTTCCGTTAGGGTCAAAATAACCTCTAGGATTACCACTACCATCAGATAACACAATGTAGTTACTTGATGTACGGATGTCTAAACCATTACTATTACCACCATACCCACCAATAATAGTGTTATTAGAACCAGTAGTTACATTTGAACCAGCATTTTGACTAGAAGGGCCAACAAATGTATTGTTACTTCCTGTTGTTAAAGCATAACCAGCTTGTTGTCCAATAAGGGTATTGTTACTTCCGCTAAAAGAACCAGCCGCACCAATACCAGCTTGATAGCCTAAACAAGTATTTGCCGAGCCTGTGCTGTTATACCCAGCTTGATAACCTACTGCTGTGTTATTAGATGCGGTGGTGTTGGATAAAAGTGCGGTATATCCAATAGCGGTATTAGAAGCACCAGTAGTATTTGAACCTAATGCCGCATCACCAATTACTGTATTGTAAGCACCACTTGTGTTTGCTACACCAGCGTTTATACCAATAGCAACTAAAGAAGCGCTTGTATTCGCATATCCAGCTTTATAACCTAAAGCAGTAATACCACCAGTTACATTACTATATCCAGCTTGATAACCTACTGCTGTGNTGTTAGATGCGGTGGTGTTATTTGCTAAAGCACCAAACCCATAAGCTGAATTGTATGAGCCAGTTGTGTTTCTACGCATTGTTGCATCGGCTACTGCATCACCACCACCAAAAGCGGCATTTGAACCGCCTGATGTGTTGGCATACATGGTATTACCACCACCAATAGCAGTATTGTAAGAAGCGGTGTTGTTATATAAACAAGCTACTCCAATAGCAATGGTATTAACGCCAGTTGTATTTGCTTGACCAGCTAAATACCCAACTCCCACATTGTTATTGCCAGTTGTATTTGATGCTAAAGCATTTGCACCAATAGCTGTATTTTGTCCTGAACCACTATTAGAACCAGCTAAAGCACTAGCACCAACAGCAGTATTGTTAGCAACAGCACCACTACCCTTACCAACAGTAAGACCTGATATAGAGGCATCATTAGCTAATGTTAGCTTTGTGCCATCATAAGTCATATTGGCAGAACCGACTACTAAGCCACTAGAATTATAAAGGACTTGAGTAGTAGTAGATGAGCCTACACCACCTTTAGTGCCGATAACTTGCACTACGCCAGCAGAGTCTTTGTAAAATAATTTGCCGTCTGCGGTATTAATAGCTAATTCGCCAGCAACTAAGTTACCAGCAGTAGGAGTGGCTGCAGCAGTAGAGCTGTAGTAAATCGAAATTGGGGTATATCCTGTTTGTGCCATTTTAGTAAGTTCCGCCAAAGATGCCTGTTAAGGCTGTTAGTGTACCAACATTATTAATGTCGTTTGTTGCCATATTTAAAGCCCCTGACATAGGTGTTTGACCGTCTGAAGCGACTGACTGAGTAAGTGCGTCAGCTATGTTTTGCATAGTTGTATTAGCCCAACTAGATGTAATAGTTGTGCCTGTAACTACTGGATTACCAGCAGGTAGGTTATATGTACCGCTACCGTTTCTACTCATTTTTCTGTTCCTTTAACCTTTTTAGCGGATTTACCGCCCATTCTCATAAATGCTGCAAGTTTATCTATTTGATTTTTTGTCATTTTTGTAGAAGCCATTTTTGACCCTATTGCACCAGCAGTAGCAGCAAGACCTAGTGGTGCGCTTGCAGCAGTAGCTAAAATAGATGGAATAGATGAAATGGCGTTAGTAGGCGCAAGTTTACCAATACCACTTAAAATATTTTGAATATTACCACCTTTAGCGGCTTGTTTAATAGCTTCTTGTTCTTCAGCGGTAAACAAACGCATTTTTGCATTATTTTTTGCTAAAGAACGCAGTTGATTTGTTAAAGATTTTTGAACACCCATACCATTTTTATCTAATTCTGCTCTTTCAAACATATTGGTAAATATTTCAGATTTACTTAATTTTGAATAAACATCTCTAGCTTGTTTCCATGTGGCAACACCTTGTTTAGTTCCACTAGAAATAGCATTTTCAGGGGCATTTAATACATATTCATCAAAATTAGATTTTAAAATAGAAGCTAATCGTCTTTCTGCTGGGTCTATGCTCGCTTGCGCTCCATTAATAATTTTTCTTAAAGCCTGTAATTCAACAAAATCTTTTGGTCTATTGACATTTTGTAATTCATTTAAAGCGCCAGTAATTTTTGGATAAGCAGCAGGCGTATATCCATTATTTCTTAATTCTGAACCAATATCATTCATTTTTTGAGTAAATTGTTCAGGTTTAAAAACAATGTTTGCTTGTTTTGATTTTTCAAACAAACGACTGGCTTCAGAAGCTAAATTTTCAGCAGTAGGAGCAGCAGCAACTATACCTTTGGGAACAAAATCGGTACTTCTTAGTGCGTTTGCCATTGTATTAATGGAAGGTTCTGCGGCTCTAATAGCGCTTGATGCAGCTTCTTTTAAAAATGGTGATGCAACTTTAGCTGCTTGTGTAAATGAAGGTATTTCACCAATGCCAACTTTACCAATGTAAGGAGGTAATTTAGAGGCTTCTAAAGCACTTCCAATAGATTCTAAAGCATTAACGGAAACAGGTGAACTAGGTACAAATTGAGTTTTTGCTCTAGCTTGTCTGTAATACTCATTTTGAGCCTCTGGGCTACCACCTTCTATAGCATTTCTACCAACCGCATACATCATAGATGTAGGTTGTGAAACAATACCACTAGCAATAGTTGCAGGCACTTCATACAAAGCCTTTACCTTATCCATCATAGATGTTGTAGGTTCAGGTTGATTGACTGTTGGGCGAACATATTGACCAACAACAGAAGGCACATCACCAGTTACATAATTAGATTGATTTGAAGGAACTACAGCAGTTGGCGGTACTTGTTTAGGTGCTGGTAATTTTTTTAAAGCAGACTCCATTGCTTCCTTTGACATTCCGTCAGGAAACTCTACAGGCCCTACTCCAACAATATCAACCGTTATAGTCATTATTGATTTACCCAACTATTTGTTTGTGGATTCCAGCGTAATGCAGGTTGCCCTACAGGGCTTCTATATTCTTTAGAAACACCAGCTTTGTTTTTAGCCAACTCCATACCTTTTTGCAAGTTTTCTTGAAATTCTCTAGCGTATTTAATAAAGTCTTTTTCAGTTTGTGCTTTATTAAGTTTAAGCAAAGCATCAGTAGCTTTTTGACCTTCAATTTCAGTAATTTGACCGCCACCTTTTAACCTTGTAAAAGCATCCAAAAATGCTTGACCTTTAATTCCTTGATAAAGAGGGTCAAAAGAAGCTGTATCAGTACCTTCAACAAATCTTAATCCAGGAAACATTGTTGCGCCAACATAGTTTTCAAAACCACCATGAGGTTTTGCGCCTTCTACATATTTTTTGGAAACAGGGTCATATTTTTGATAAACAATTTCACCTTTGTCATTTAAGCGAGCATCGCCAATCATTTGGTCAATAGTTCTAATTGCCATATTAGCCTGTTCTATATTGCCTGGAAGCGCTTTTAAATCTGCTTGGCGCTGTTCTTCGCTTTTTGCGTAAACTTGTTTATTAGCTTCACTTAAATCTTTAGGCGACATACCAGGTCTATTCATTGCGCTTACAGGCACAGCATTACCAGTAGCAGTAATTGGCTGATTGCCAGCTTGAGAAGATAATGGCATTGCGCTTGATGCCATTGTTGGCGCTCCAACAACACGATTACTCATAGGTTGTGCAGCTTGAACAGGTGCATTAGGCGCACCTTGTTGAACAGGTCTAACAGGTGCATTTTGAGGCGCAGTTTGATAACCAGGAGGTTTCATACCTGTTTCATATTCATATTTAGCGCCCTCTAATGGGCTATAAGCAGGTTTTGTTGCGCCTTGCACAAATGTAGCCAATGGATTTTGTGATTTAACATTAACCCATCCATGAAGTTCACTTCCGTCAGCTTGTGGAAGTTTTGCTTCTTTCCATTCTGGGCCTTCTAAAAGTTGCTTTTGCAATACTGTTGCCATTCCTTGAGAAACAGGAGTACGACCACGCAACGCTTCTATATAAGCGGCATTGTTTCCCTTTTTTTGTGCTTCAGTAATAGCTTGGGCTTCTGTAATTCCTAGTTCACGCAATCTTTCAGCCATTGCTTGTTGTTTTGTATCTAAATTAGCATTAGTTAAAGCACCAATACCAGCATTAATCATAGGCAATGCTTGTTGCAATGCAGAAGGGCGCACATAATGACCACTTATAACTTGACCTTGTGGTTGGTTAAAAGCCTGTCCTGTTAGCAAATTAGCTAACTGACGCTGACGCTGTAAACCTAATACTTCTGGGTCTGTTCCTAAAATATCTAATTGAGTTAGGTCTTTTTCTGCCATGATTATCCCTGCTTTAGTAAATTAGCTAATGAAGCTAAGTCTGGAGTCGTTGCATTACGAATAGGTTGTTGTGGTGCATAAGTAAATGGATTTTGATTACCACGCACAACTGAGGTTAATGCTTGCCCTTGTGGGTTAGCGCCTTCTGCAAGTTTTCCTAATGAATTTGTAAGACCAGAAGTTGCACCTTGTTTAAGTAATTTAGCTATATTTGTTACATCATTTCCAGACAACGCTTGTCCTGGTAATGTTGATGCTAAAGATTTAATACCTGTACCAGCTAATTCTTGCGGAGTATATGAATAAGCAAGAGTTTGACCAATTTGTGCAGGCGATAAACCTTGTGCAGCTAAATTAGCCATGTCTTGCGCTAAAAAATCATTTAATCCTGTGGCTGCTAAATTTTGTTGAATAGCTGCTGAATCTAAACCTTGTTTTGCAAGATTGGAAGCATCAAATACTTCTGAATAAGGCAATGCTTGAGTTGCGCCACTAGCCGCAGCAGTGCCACCAGCAGTTGCCGCAGCAGCAGCCGCAGCAGCTTGTTCAGCAGTTAAACCATATCCAGCAGATAAGTTTTGTGCAATAGCAGCTTCATTTAATCCTTGACCAGCTAAATTTGCAGCATCAGCAGACATAAAAGCTGCTTCAGTTTCTGGTAAAGAAGCGCCAGCAGTAGCAACAGCAGCAGCAATAGCTGCTAATGTACCCCAACCACCTGGAACTGTATTTCCTACTGCTTTATCTAATTCAGCTAAACCGCTACCAATAGCAGGGCCTGGGTCTAATTTTGCAACTTCACCCAATAGTCCACCACCAGAGCCATCAGTTCCTAAGCCTTTAGATAAATCATCTAATGGATTCCCACCACCAAAAGGGGTGCGTTTTAAATCCCAAGTCCAGCCAGAATGTTTACTTTTAAACATATTAACTTGTCAGCCAATCATAAGCACTAGAAATACCTTTGCCAGCACTAGTTAAAAGTCCAGGGTTAGCAGCAAGACCTAAAATACCAGCAGAACCTAGTCCATAAAGACCAGCAGTATTGCTTGTAGCTTGACCTAATGCAGCATTTTGCGCTGCAATATTAGCGTTAGTTTGTGTACCTAATGCGCCCATGTAATCAGGGCCAGCAACAGCAGCTTGCGTAGGAGCATTAATAAGATTAGGGGTTGCCAAGTTTTTAATTTGACCAGCTTGAGTGCCAAGTAATGATTGTGCTTGCAAGCCAGTATTCATGCCGCTAATTTGTGCGCTCGTGAGCAAATCGTTTTTGCTTTGATTATATGTGCGCATAGCATTGTCATAAGCAACTGTGCCAGGCACAATACCTTGGTTAGCTAATGCAGCAGTTTGTGATTGGTCAGATTGTGCAATTTGAGGTTGCAATCTACGCATAATAGCGTCAGAATAATTTTCGCCAGGATTAATGCCATACAAAGGATTAGTTTGGGCAGACTGTAAATTACCAAGAGAAGAATTAATAAGTGCTTGAGTTTGCGGATTAGTTGTTTGGTTAGCAGTCCATGTAGGATTGCCGTATTGGTCTGTACCTTGCTGATATTGCAAACCACCATAAGCAGTATTTTGATTTACACGATTAGCTTGAGTTGCTTGCTGTGCGCCAGCCAAATTGCCTAATGTTTGTGCATTTGCAGCTTGAAAATATGGACTTGTGGCGTTGGCATAAGGATTTGTATTGCTACCAATAAACGATTGCAACGCATTTGTGTTTGGTTGCTGTTGCGTCAATGAAGATAAACCTCCTGTGCCAGCAATATTTGAATTTGTTGGAAAAGTTCCAGTTACAGGTTGTGGAGTCGCATAATTCATTGACCCATCAGGGTTTTGACTCATTGCTGGTGAAAGTATGCCAACAGCATTATTGGCAGTAGTTTGACCAACAGGTTGTGTTGGACTAGCTTGAATATTTAAAGTGCCAAAAAGCCCCCCAGGATTTGAGCCTGCATCAGAAAAAGCACTATTTGAACCCATTACTATCTCCTTATGCCCATTTACAATATTCTGGGCGCATTTCTAAAATGACCAAATCCCCTTCGTCATGTGCGTCAGGGATAAAGGCAACATCTTTGAAACCAAGGTGTCGGTCTAGTTTTAGGGCTTTTGTATTACTCCCTGCAACTGTGCCAATTATAACCTTTAATTTCAATGTGTTAAATGGGTAATTAAAAACTTCTTTAAGAAAGTCTTTAGTTGCCCAATGTTGCCCTTCCGACCCTACATGAATCATGCAAGATTTACCAAAAAAACCACAATAAACTACTACTGCCCTAATTTGTCCATCTAATACCTGCCCTAGATAATGTGCATCTTGCGGAGCAGGCATTTTATGTTTAATCGCCCAATCTTTAAGACTTTGCTGATTAAGCAATATCAAACAACTCCCCCACTCTCCATTACATAATCCGTAGAAGCCCAATGCAACTCAATTCCTCTGCTGGCGGCATTAAGGTTTACAGAGCCTGTATAGCCAATTCCTGTAACACCTTGCCAAATTTTAGTAGTAATAAGTCCACCAGCCCATACATTTGAATCCCATTTAGCGGTGTCCCAAATGCCTTCTGTTTGCGTTGTAGGATTAAATGACACAGCACCAAGCTGAGATTGGGTGTCAAAATCCACGCTAATACCGCATAAAACGCTTGGTACGCCACCTGTAGATTGAAGAATAGGGCGAACTAAAGTAAATCGTTTTAATTGTCCTGGTGTGTCAAAATAGCTATAAGCCTGTTGTGCAGTTGCAGCAATATTGCTTTCGTCATCAGAAGTAGCTACATAAAAGCTGCCTACAAAACCATTGCTGCCAAAGTGCATTTCAGAATTACCTGAAACTTCCCAACAATAACCTTGAATATTAGTAAATCTAGCCCAAGATTTAGTAATGGTGTGCATTACATATTGTTCTATTCCACTAGGTACAGGAATGTTTAATATCAACATATTTTCGCTTGCAAAATAGTTAATTTGCCAGCCAAATTCTGCATAATAATTAGTTGCTGCTTGACTTACTGCATAAAAAATCTTGTCTGTTAATGCAACTCTAGGGTCTAGGCGGCTAGACTGCAATGCAGACGCAAGAGGCACTAAACCGTCTTGAGTCAGCAAAAGAAGGTCGCCAGACCATTTAAAAAAGCACCTACGGCTAAAGGTTTGACCTAATTGCCACACACCTTTTAATGCCCATGTTGCTGCTGTAGTAGGGTCTGTACCGTTATAAACAATAACCTCGCCCATACTGGTTACAAATACAGCGTAGTCATCTGCACCTTGTCCAGCGTCTAATGTCCAAGTACCCATTGCTTGTAAATAGCCAGCATTTCTAGCAATAGAACCAAAATAAAGCGGATTAGCAACACCGCCAATAGCATTAACATCTAAATACCAACAAGCTAGTGCATTTTTTTGCGTGAAATATAGCCTGTTTTTAAATAAATTGACACCAATAAATGTGCTTGAATCTACGCCAGTTATGCCTATAACAGTATAAGAACCTGTTACAGAAGTAACTGTAGAAGTGCCTGTAGAGGTATAAGTAAAGGTACTTGCACCTGTTCTAGTAATAACAAAAGTGCCATTAAAAGTGCTTTCAGAAGCACCACTAATAGTGACTCTATTGCCTGTAATTAGTCCATGCGCTGTTGCAGTTGTTACAGTCGCAGTAGCAGACGGGCTTGTACGGGCAATGCTTGAAATTGTAGAAGCAGTAGTTGTTGTTGCTACATAAAACCATGCACTACCATCGTAAATCATTACAGGGTCTACACCATTACAAGCTACTAAAAACTGACCTGCGGTGTTAGTTATATTGACAAACTGTAATTTGTCGCTAGTAATACCACTAAATACTTTAGTAGCAGGGTTGGTTGTTGTTTCCCAAATATCTGTACCTGCTGCTGCAAATAATTTATACCCTGTATTTGTGGTGTAATTCATCAAGGTATTTACAGGGGTTGTAGCTTGATTTAAATATGTGCCTACTACGGTGGCGTTAGTACCAGGCGTAGTTGCCATGTTATAAATAAATTTAGTTGTGCTTGTAACAGTAATCTTAAATACACCACTATATGCCGCAGGAGTTGTGCCACTAATAGACACATAAGCACCTGTAACTAAGCCATGCGCTGTTGCGGTGGTCAAGGTAGCTACCGCATCTACATGGGTAATAGTAGAAATAGTCTTAACACCAGTAGAGGTAGTCAAAATAGATGATACGCTATACCCCTTACGCATAGTGACATCAGTAGGGGTAGGAAACCAGTTTACTAATTGAACAGCATCTGTAGGACTCATATTTGCAAGGGAATCCCTAGCGTTCCAGCCACCTATAGGCGCTGGCACAGAAGCCGTTTTAGCTGTATTTTGTTTTGGGCGCTGTAATAGCATTATGAACCATAACCTGTATCTGGGATATTAGCGTAACCAATAAGAACCTTACTTGGGTATGGAGCAAAGCTAAGATTAGGCGCACCCTTGTCGTTTGCTTTAGCAATAGACAATACACGCTGATAATCTTGAGAAACAACAGTAGTGTCAAAGCCTTTAATGCCCCAATATTTCATTTTGGTAAACAAAACCATTAAACGGTCATCAAAAACGGTGGTGTCTGAGTCAGCAGTAAAGCTATTCTTTACAGTTCCATCTGCTGCTCTTGCCCAACCTTTTGACCTATATTCCCATCCTAAATACTCATCAGTATTCATTACAGGCCATATTTGAAATTGGTTGTCTAATATTCTCCAACGGATTCTAGGGCCTGTAGAGATGTAACCAGACTTTAACCATTGCCATTGTTGCGCATCTTCTGGGCCTAACATTTCCCAATGTTTAGATTTGTCCCAATGGGTGCGGTCAGTAATGGTTTCAAAGTCAGCAGGAAGGTCATAAGCGGTTTGAGCGCAGACTACTGACTGAACTCCATCACCAGTAGCCATTTGGCTCATTACTACTACTTTTGTAGTGTTATTTGCGCTTACAACATAAGTGTCTTGAGGGATGTTGTAGCCAGTTAATTGCCATTGGCTATCAACACCAGTTAAATCTGTGCCAGCCGCAAAAGTCAAGTTATACGAACCATTGACAGTTGTGGCGTTGGCGGTTAAAGATTTTGTATAAAAGCGATATTGAACCTGCAATGCTTGCCAATCATACTCTTTAAGAAGGTCATATCCAGCACCATTCATCAATGCTAGGATTTGTTGAACATCTTGAGAAGTATTGCCTACAACAAAAGACGGCACAGCTAAGTTTAGCTCTGCTGCTGTTTGTTGCACCATTTGGAGCATTGTTTGGGACATATTAAGCCTCGGCTACTTTTGTTTTGCGTGTTTTGGGGGTCTTTTCCGCAACAGCCGCAAGTAGCGCTGACATCTGCTCTTGCATAGCAGCCAGCTTCGCATCTGTTTCTGCCTTGATTTT